ACTTTTGCTGTTGCCGGGGGTGGTATAGCAAATTCGATTCTCAACAATGATCTTAAAAAGCTTGGGCTGCTTAAGCAGCAGATGGGAAGTGAGTTCTTATGGCGAGGCTGTCAGGTATCAGCGTAATTTTATATGACGAGATCCAGATCGGGACTGATAACTTGGGAAATCCTATTTATGAGGTGACTCCTGTTGAAGTTGAGAATGTCCTTGTGGGTGAGCCTACATCTGATGAGATTGTCTCATCGACTCAGCTATTTGGAAAAGAAATCAAATATATGCTGGGAATCCCAAAGGGCGATACGCACGACTGGACAAATAAAAAAGTTTCATGGACAGATTCTTATGGAGTTACGCACACAGTCCAGACATTTGGCTTCCCTATTACCGGAATAGAGGAGAATATTCCGAAACAGCTTCCATGGCATATGAAAGTAAGGTGTGCAGATTATGGCTAAGGTTGAGTTTCAATTAAATAGAGAAGGTGTCAGACAGCTTTTAAAGTCTCCCGAAATGGAGAGCATTTGCCTTCAGTATGCAAACAGTGCTCTCGGAAGACTTGGCCCCGGCTATGAAGTCAGCACTCACTCTGGAAGGAACAGAGTTAATGCTGAAGTCAAAGCTGAGACATTTGCGGCCAGAAGAGACAATCTCAAGAATAATTCGATTCTTAAGGCGGTACGAGGATGATCATTGAAGAGATTATGAGAAATTATCTATCTGAGAAGATGAGTGTTCCTGTCTTAACGGAAATCCCCAAAAGGGATATTCCTAAGCAATATTACTTGATTGAAAAGACAGGCGGCGATTCAGAAAATCATCTCTATACTTCTACGCTCACGATCCAGAGCTATGGAAGCAGCTTATATGAGGCTTCGGTTCTCAATGAGCAGCTTAAATATGTTATGGAGTATAACGCGATTGAGCTTGATGAGGTATCAAGCATAAATCTTGATGGTGATTATAATTTCACAGATACGACAACAAATAATTATAGATATCAGGCAGTCTTTAATATCGTTCATTATTAAGGAGGATATTATGAACAATGCAAGTAATGTCAGTGCCGGAAAGCCTAAGATAACAGGGGCTATCTATGCGGCACCAATCGGAACAACTCTCCCGGTTACTCCGACTGAGGAGCTTGATGAGGCGTTTAAGGGCCTTGGATATTGCTCAGATGAGGGGCTGACCAACAGCACCAATCTTGAGACAACAGATATCAAGGCTTGGGGAGGAGATACAGTTCTCGTCATCCAGACATCAAAGGACGATACATTCCACTTTGTTCTTCTGGAAGTAAAGAATCTTGATGTCCTTAAGTTCGTTTTTGGCATGAGCAACGTCTCAGGCGATCTGCAGAACGGACTCACAATCACGGTTAACAACAAAGATGTTGATCAGGTGTCTCTTGTCATCGATATGATCCTTTCAGGAAATACATTGAAGAGAATTGTTATTCCTACAATGTCACTGTCAGAGATCGGTGATATCGAGTATAGCGATCAGAATCCTATCGGCTATGATGTGACTGTTAAGTGCATTCCCGACGGTTCCGGAAATACTCACTATGAGTACATGATCGCTGCAGCACAACCATCAGCATAAAGTGGAGGATTTTAAATGGAAATACATACAATGAGCGGATTCGTATGTAAGGTTAATGAAAAGAGAGCAAAAGACTGGCGCTATGTGAAGGCCTTGGCGGAATGGGATTCAGGAGATGAGAGCAGAGCTCTTAAAGGAGTTACTGCAGCAATTCCTCTTTTGCTTGGAAAAGAAGGAGAACAGGAACTTATGAATCATATAGCTGATGAAGATGGAATCATTGATTCAGAGACTATGATCGCAGAGTTTAAAGAAATTGTGCTCCTTATGGGTGAAGAAGTAAAAAAATCACAGTCCTCTCAGGAATGATGGCTCTTGATGAGGATGCTCTTATCTGTGATTTTGCCGAATCTTATCACATTTATAATATCTTTGAATATCCGCCTGTTTATATCGCAACTCTGGCGATAGGGCTGCGGGACAATTCAAGGATAAAACTTAAACTTTTAGGGCTAAGGGTAGATCTTGAGATGCTGCTCTTAGCCCATATTTGTGATAACACAGCCATCAACGTTTACGCAAAGACAAAAGATGCAAAACACGGCACAAATAAGCCGCCTTCTTTTGTTGAGCTTTTAAGTAAAGAAAAGGAAAAGAAAGAACAAGCGAGGGAATTCGATTCCGGAGCTGATTTTGATAAAGAATGGAGGCGCTTAAGTGGCAACGGAACTAGGTAAAGCATTTGTGCAAATAGTCCCATCAGCCAAGGGCATAAGCGGCGAGATAAAGAAAGAGCTCGGAGGAGCCGGAGGAGATGCTGGAAAATCTGCCGGGATTAATATTGTAAGCGCGATCAAGGGAGCAATAGCTGCAGCCGGAATCGGCACAGCTTTAAAGTCAGCTCTTGAAGCCGGAGGAAATCTTCAGCAGTCTTTTGGTGGTCTTGATACGCTTTACGGAGACGCGGCAGATGCGGCGAAGAAGTATGCAGTTGAAGCGGCCGCCGCCGGAATATCAGCCAATAGCTACGCAGAGCAAGCAGTCTCTTTCGGTGCAGCTCTTAAGAGTGCTTTTGGTGGAGATACAGCAAAGGCAGCAGAAGCAGCCAACACAGCCATCATGGACATGGCTGATAATGCCGCTAAGATGGGAACTCCTATTGAGAACATACAGACCGCTTATCAAGGCTTTGCAAAACAAAATTACACCATGCTTGATAACCTTAACACAATGGGGGCACTCGCTGCATAAATGAAGAGCGAGATGCGAACTCTCTCTGATTGACTTGGAACTCCTGAAGAGGACGACAGGGCGCAAGGGTAAGGCCAGCGTGAACGACTAAGTGAGAGAGCATCCGAGAGGATGAAGCGATAGTCTGAACTGCAACTATAACAAAATGAAATTGCAGATTAACAAAAAGCAAATTAGGGTATGGTGGTACAAAGTCAGAGATGGAGCGACTTCTTGCGGATGCTCAGAAGATTTCAGGTGTTGAGTACAACATGGATAATCTCGGAGATGTTTACGATGCAATTCATGTCATTCAAACAGATCTGGGACTTACCGGAGTAGCAGCACAGGAAGCTTCAACGACATTCACAGGATCCTTTGGAGCAATGAAAGCGGCTGCTGAGAATCTGATGGCAAACTTGGCTCTTGGAGAAGATATCGGTCCGGCGCTTGATATGCTCGGACAGACTGTCCAGACGTTTGCTTTTGGGAATCTTTTCCCGATGATCACAAATATTCTTTCGCAGATTCCGACTCTTGTAGGTGGTGCAGTTGATCTGATCGCAAGTGCAGCGCCCGCGTTTTTTGATTCGGCCATAAAGATGGCAACAAGTCTCGGAGAGGGATTATTAACTTTTGACTGGCTGGGTGCAGCAATCAAATTAATCGATGCTCTGAGCAGCTCGATTGATTCCGCAACAGGTTCGATTTTCGCCGGGAATACGACTGTAATCGATACATTCCTTCAAAATCTTACAAATGGATTTCCTCAGCTTCTTAATAAAGGCGTTGAGCTTGTCCTTAAGATCGTTGAGGGACTTTTGAAGAGCCTTCCTTCTATTGTGACAACAACGGGAACTCTTATTACTAAGATGACAACAACGATTATAAGTCTTCTTCCTTCGGTTCTTTCATCGGGTACAAAATTAGTTTTAAGCCTTGTGGATGGAGTTATAAGAAACCTTCCTTCAATCGTTCAATCTGTTGTCAGAGTGGTAACGACATTTGTTGCAACGATAGGCCAGAATCTTCCGACAATCCTTGCTCAAGGTATCACGATTGTTGGAAAGCTTGTCAGCGGACTCATTCAGGCAATTCCGCAGATTATAGCGGCAATCCCACAGCTTATCTCTGCCATAGTTAACGGATTCGGAAATTATGATTGGTGGTCGATAGGAAAGAACATCATCAAAGGAATTGCTGACGGACTTAAGAACGCAGCGGGAATGATCGCTGATGCGGCAAAGGATGCGGCAAAGAGAGCTTTTGATGCTGCATGTGATTTCCTTAAAATTGATTCACCTTCTAAGAAGGGTGTATATATCGGTGAGATGTACGATGCCGGAATCGCTGAGGGTATTCTTGATAATAAGTCTCTTGTAAATGATGCTCTTTCAGATCTTAACAGGGATTCCTTCTCTGGATTTACTGCATCGACAAATTATGATTTTGGATCTCCTTCTGATAATTCTGACAAGATAGATGAGCTTTTATCACTTCTTAGAGCTTACCTTCCTGAGATTGCAGACAAGGAAGGAGTTAATGTCAATCAGCTTTTTAACGGTATTAACCGACAGTTAGGATGGGGAGTTCAATGAGGACTTTCAGATTATATGATAACGATGGAAATCGATACAATTTAACATCCAAAGATCATCTTTTTTTCTATGCGGTTGATGGGCTTGGCTTAAAGCAAGAAGCCAAGTTCCAAAGGATTGAGGATAGATATGCTCTTTTGGAATCTCATATCTCTCAGGGCAAGATAAAAGGAACAATTAAGTTCTGGCAGCCTGAAGCTGAGCTTAAATACTTCAATTTCGCGCAGTTCTGCCAAAATCAACCCATAATGATGGATTATAACAATAATTACGGATCTTACCAAAGAAGAGGCATCATCACGGAGATTAAGCGCGGAGATGGTGATGGGAATGAGCTTCAGATCGAGATTGAATTCACTGCGGAGACTCCTTGGTATAAGGAAGTGATTGAGTATAATCCCGGCACTGAGTCAGGTGGTAAGGTTTATAACTACACTTACGATTATACATATCTCAAAGGCGGAAAGAACACAATCACGATCGAGTCAGATTCTTATCAGAGCTCACCTGTTAAGCTTGTCGTTCTTGGTCCGGCAATCAATCCATCTTGGAGGCATTACAATAATGATGAGCTTGTCACAACCGGACAAGTAAATGGAATCATTGGAGAAGGCAACAGGCTTATCGTTGATACAACAACAATCCCGTATAGAATCATTCAGGTTAATGAATACGGCGAGCTTGTCTCTGATATGTATCAGCAGTCAAATTTCTCGACATATCGCTTTGTTAGATTCGGACATGGTAGAAATACAGTCACATTCACGGCTGATGATAGCAACGTGTTAAATGTCGGAGTGGAGGCACAGATCGAGTATGCAACCATTTAATGTTGAGATTTTTAATCCATATTTTGTACTTGTGCAGCACTATAACTCCGGTGATATCGAATATGATTTCGATTACCTGTCAACCGTTGAAAATAGCGTTGTTATTGCTTTTGATGAGAATGTCCAAAAAGGCGATTACATAAGGATATACAACGATACGGATAACTATTTCGGTTATATCACAGCGATTCAGGTCAATGAGGCTGTTCAGGGATTCTCGGAGATAAGGTTTAAGCCTTTTATCACTCTTTTTGATGCTCCGATTCTTTTTGATACTACGCTTCAAGGTTCAGCGACAAGCCTTGAGCAAGCAATCGCAAATTATATCACTGCGTACTGGATAAGTAACAGCGATACATCTCAGAACATTTACGGCCTTCAGGTCGAAGTGATCTCAGTCACTTCCGGATGGGGCTTCCACATCACATCCGATCAGCAAGGACTGAATAAGGCGATTATCAACTTCATGAGTTCAATAATAAGAAGAGCCCTCACCAAGTATCAGGTGGGGCTTTTTGCTGAGCCAGATTTTGAGGCTCGGACCGTGAAGGTAAAGATAGGAGTAAAAGATTACTCGACATTTTATATCGAGGCAGATCTTCCGAATGTCGTTGAGAAGTCAATTATCGTCAACGAAACGACAAAGGACACGAATAAGCTTGTGATATATGATCAGGCGGACCTTGCAACAAATATCATTTATTACAAGCATCCGGATGGATCCTATGATACTAACAACACTAACAGGATTATTCCTGTTATTTATTCAATAACAAGCGTGACGGCTGTTGAAGGTGACACATTTGCTAATGCCGCAAAAGATGCCGCTGATAAGCAGTTTGACACAGATTCTTATAACAATCTTATCGAGCTTACTGTCCAGAACGATGATCAGCTCATTAACCCTGAGAGCATTGCAATCGGGCAACTTGTCAACATCATCTCAAATGGGACATCTTACGCTTCGATTCTTACCGGAATCGAAAGAAAAGAAACAACTAAGCTCATTTTTGGCACGATAAGGCTTGACCTTACAAAGATATTAAAAGGAGGAGGCATTTAATGGGTATCAATTTAGTTACTTATTACAATTCAACTGTAACGCCTCAGGATGATGCTCTTATTTACGAGAACGCGCTTCCCGCAAGCGGAATGATATACGGCGGAAATGTCACGATAAAGAACGCGAACACGCTGCATGTAACAGCCGGGCATGGAGCTTTGTGCGGCCGAAAGTTCACTCTTGAAGAGACTGATGTTCCTGTTATCCTTACAAGTTCTGGAACTTTGAACGGCCGCCTCTATATTCATATGGACCTTTCGGACACAGGAAGCCCTATCTCTTTAGAGGTTGAAAGAGCTGCATCTCTTACTCCTGTTATCCAGCAGTCAAACGTCAACATCAATGATGGCATCTATGAGATAAATCTTGCGACATTCCAGATAAGCACATCAACTATATCGAATCTTGTATATGTCGCTCCTTTTATCAAGTATGAATTTGCCAAAGAGGTAATAATTGCTCCTGTTGAGAAGACATCGACTGCAAGTACGGCCTATGCTGTTGGAAAGCATCTTATTTATAACGATATCCTTTATCGGGTAACGACTGCGATAAGCTCTGGCGGACAGATAAACCCCGGAACAAATTGCGTAGTTAGCGAAACGATTCAGAATCAGATTGAGACGAACGCGGGCAATATCTCGACAGCAAATACTAATATCACGAATCTTTCGAATAATAAGACGAATCAGACTGTTATCGCAACAAGACAGGCGAATCTTACTGCATCCAAAGCTTATTCAGTGGGCGAGCAATTTATTTACAATAATACGCTCTACAAAGCAACTTCAGCGATAGCTAAAAATGCAACGATTACGATCGGAGGCAATGCGTCTGCAGCGGATTCAATTACTTCGCAAATTAGCAA